GACTCCACCACAGAACCCGCTGATTTTATCGTAAAGCCAAGAGGTCGCATCACCGATACCATTCCAAATACCCTGAATCAGATTAAGACCAACCTCTGCCATGGAAGAGAACCCTTCAGCAAATCCATCCACCAAAGCAGTAATAATCTTTGGTACTGCCTTTACCAGTTCCACAATAATGGTCGGCAAATTCTCAATCAGTGCCATAAAAAGTTGTGCTCCTGCCATGATAATCTTGTCAATGTTTCCGGTCAGAGCCTCCACGATTGCCGTAATAATCGTAGGCAAAGCAGTAACAATTGTTTCAATAATCAATGGCAGATTCTGAATCAGAGACACCAGTAAATCCACACCTGCCTGTATGATAAGCGGAATAGCCTCCACAACCGCAGTTACAATTCCATCAATAATCAAAGGAATTGCCTCCACAATCGCAACAATAATCTCCGGTAATGCCTGTACCAAAGAAGTTAAAAGTTGTATTCCTGCCTCAATAATCTGCGGTATCGAAGCAACAAGAAAAGAAATAATTGAATTGATAATATCCGGTAGTGCTGCCACCAGAACCGGAATGGCATCAAGAAGCCCTTGTGCCAATCCAGTAATTAATTGTAATGCAGCATCCAGTATCATTGGCAAACTGTCAACCAATCCCTGCACTAAAGTAATGATTGCCTGCACTGCTGTTGGAATCAATGTAGGTAAAGCCTCGCTGATTCCATTTATCAAAGAAACCACAATCTGCACCGCTGCATTAAGGAGCAACGGCAGATTTTCAATTATGGTATTAACAATCGTCATCAATGCTTCTACTGCTGCCGGAATCAAAGTCGGTATCAGTTGCAGTAAGGTGTTAAGAACCTGTGAAAATAGGTTAGTTACCGTTTCAAGCAAAACCGGGAGTAAGCCGGCCACTGCATCGAGTAATGCCCCTGTTACGGTCGGAAGCGCCGACACTATATTTTCGATGACCGGAGTGATATTGGTTATTACATCCTCAAATGCATCTACCACGTTATTACACAGCATTGTCATGTCAGCATCTGCCCGTCCAAAACCCACAATAAGATTTTGGAATGCAGACTGCATGGAACTAATAGACCCCGCAATAGTGTGTTCTGCTTCCTTTGCCGTAGTTCCGGTAATGCCCATTTCATTCTGGATAACATGAATGGCATCCACAATATCCGCATAATTGTTTAAATCATATTCGATACCACTGATTGCCTGTGCGTCTTGAAGCAGACGCTCCATTTCGGATTTAGTCCCTCCATACCCCAATTTTAGATTATCAAGAAGCGTAAACTGGCCTCTTGAGAACCCGGCATAAGCCAATTTAATCGACTCAAGAGAACTACCCATCTTATTCGCATTATCACTCATATCGGATATAGCCATATCTGCCATCTCCGCTGCCTTTTCTGTATCTCCACCAAGAGAATTAATCAGAGCCGCAGAGAAACCTGTCACTGTTTCCATATATTCATTCGCAGACATACCCGCTGTTTTATATGCATTGGCAGCATAATCCTGCACCTTTTGCGAAGAATCCTCGAACAGAGTATCAACACCACCGATTAACTGCTCATAATCTGCATAAGCACTTACTACAGCCTTGCCAAGTTCCACTGCCGCTGCTCCGGCAGCAACTACTACGGTTCCCATAGCAGCACCTATGGTTTTTAATGTATCTCCGAGTCCTTTGAATTTACTCTCGGATTTTTCTGCTTCATCCCCAGCTTCCCTTATGTCTTTACCCATATCATCCGCACTGTCGGACACATCCTTCATTTCCTTGTCAACATCCTTCAATGTATCCTCAGCCTCATCATAATTTTCATTGGCTTCTTCAAGGGCATCATTATTTTCTTTCAGTTCCCGCTTCATACCGTTTAACGTAGCTTCCGCATTGTTAAGCTGTATCTGCCAGTTCTGAGTACGTTTGTCATTTTCTCCAAAAGATTCGGCTGCATTATTTAATGCAGAACGAAGCAAATCTATCTTCTTTTGCTGTTCTTCGATTTCTTTATTAAGTACCTGGTTCCGGGCGGTCAACGCACCCACGGAAGTATCGTTTTTAGCAAATTGGGATTCTACCAGTTTCATTTCAGAGCCTAACACCTTAAATGCCTGATTGATATCAGAAAGAGCTGCCTTAAACTCCTTCTCGCCTTCGATACCCATTTTTACACCAAAACTCTCTGCCATGCGCCATTAACCTCCCTTCGTCAGATTCCAAACGGAATCACATCATCAATCGATAATTCCCGTCTTGGTTTTGAAATTCCATGATACTGCTTGTGGCATTCCCACAAATCGAGAAGCAAACCAAACGGCATCAGCCACACCTCTTCCTGCGACAGATGAAGGTGTGCGATGCCGTAATACAAAAGCCGGGTAAACAATTCTTCATTGCTTACTCGGCCACCGTGTTTTTTACGTCTGGTTCACTTTCCACATTTCTTTTTGTTCCCTTAACCATAGCCTCCATAATGGCTGACTTATATTCTGCCAACTGGAATGGAGAAGTTAAGAGCTCTACTTCCTCCTGCGACATTTCCGGACGCTTATCATCCGGGTGCTGTAAGTTATGCACCAGAATGGTCTGATTTACTAAAAGAACAATCAGCCACACAATCTCATCCAGTGCCATCTCAAAATTTTCTGCCTGCATCAGCTTCTCTCCAAGGTTTTGGATGCCACCGTATCTTGCTGCAATCTCCTTTGTTGCTCTTGTGGTAAGAAGTAACTCATAATCCTTCCCACCAATATTGATTACCGCTGTTCTGTTTTCCATCTGCTAAGCCTCCTAACCCACGCTGTTATACACAGGCTCATAAACCTCATCATACCAGCCGGAAATAGTCTCTGCTGTTACGCCATCATCATCCTCGGAAACCTCTGCCTTCCATGGATGATTATTAAGTCCGTCCACTTTGTTTCTACGAAGAACCGTACCCTCAATGGACGGTGTAGAAAATTCGATGGAATCTCCCTTGGTAGTAAGGTTTGTTGCCGGAATGCCAAACTTTACACGGTATAACCAGAAGTAACGGTACTTACCGTTGGACTTCTTTGCTCGGAAACCTACCGCTACCGGACTTGCATTGTCTTCCGATGCAGAAATCAGCACCTTGTTTCCGTCAATAGTTGCTCCGGTCAAATCTTCAGCCACTTCCTGCCCAATGTCATTAACACCAAGAGTCAGCTTACCGCTTTTAAACTCTTTCACAATCTCAGCAGCACCATCATCCGCATACAGTGTAGCTTCTGCCAAATCCACCGACAGTTCCGCATTCATAGCCTTTGCTAAAGACTTTGGCTTTTCATAGGTTTCATTGCCGTTAGCATCTTCCGTAATTTTTGCATAAAACAATTTATCCAAACCAATCGTTGCCATGCTATTCTTCCTCCATTTCTATTTCTTGGGCCAGTTCCAAATCAAAGGTATAATGATGATAGCCCGTGTCATCCTCATACTCTTCATACTTCCTCTGTAAAATAGAAATACCTGCCCCAAGAAGCCGCTGTGTAATGCGATCTCTCAGAGACAGGTAATTCCCCTTTGTATAAAGTGCCAATACAATTTCTTCACTCTGCATTGTAGGTCGGTCATCGGCAGACAGAAGGAGTTTATCAAAAATAGGAAGTATCACAAGAAATGTATCCGGCTGTTTTTTTCTTCCCTTATCATCATTGGTAGGATTTTCCGCAACAGAAATATCACTTACCAAATCGGATAAAGTCCGAATAACCAGTTCATTAATACTCATAATCGTTTTACCTCCGCATCTAATGTTTCCTGCATCTTTTGTATGCACTTATCCTTAGCTGCCCTTGCCGCCGGCTTTGCCCATGGTTTTGCTCTCTGGTTTGATTTTCCCTTTTCAAGAACGGCTGCCTTTAGTGGATTCGGTACTCCCTTTGAATCATATCCAACACATCCCACCTTGATGTTCCAGTCCCCATCAGCGGTCTGATACGGTCTAGTCACGCGCAGGGAATCAAGCAGCTCACCTGTAGATTCAGAAGGATGCTTGGTACCCTTACCAATTGCTCCGGAGAGATTTTTCCTCATTTCTTCTTCCAGAGGAACAA